AGGCGAAATAACTTTCAAACGTGTGCTACAGCACTTTGAAACTAAAGATTGGGAAAATGTACCCGGACTGTTGATCAACAGAAATGGCCTCGCAATACAAACCCAGGATTCCAAACGTATCGAATCATTAGAGGAAGTGCCCAGCCCATACTTGGCAGGTATCTTTGACCAGATGATTGCTGATCATCCTGACATAACATGGCAAGGTACATTGGAAACCAATCGTGGTTGTCCGTTTGCTTGTACATTCTGTGACTGGGGCAGTTTAACCTACAACAAAGTTAAAAAGTTTGAACTTGAACGTGTGTTTGAAGAACTAGAATGGATGGCCAAACGCAACTTTGATTGGATCTCAATTACCGATGCTAATTTTGGCATGTTCCCTGAACGTGATGGTATGATTGCTGACAAGATAATTGAGTGCCAAGAAAAATACGGTTCTCCACGCACGTTTAGTGTGGCCTGGGCTAAAAATCAAAAGAAAGAAGTGATTGACATTGTAAAGAAACTGTTGGATGCTCGTGGCTTCAATCAAGGATTAACACTGAGTGTACAAAGTCTAGACCAAGATGTGTTGGAAAATATTCGCCGCAAAAATATGGAGATGAACAAACTGGAAGAAGTGTTTGAATTATGTGATCAGCGTAATATTCCTGCATACACAGAACTCATACTTGGGTTGCCAGGTGAGACCTTGACAACCTGGAAGAAAAACTTTTATGCATTGTACGAGTTAAATCAGCACACTGGTATCACTGTGTTTCAAGCGCAGTTGTTGGAAAATGCCGAAATGAATCTGTTGCAGAAAAAATTGTTCAAGATTACCAGCCAACCTGTTACAGATTACTTTGCTGGCAGTTACAGTGTGGAACACATTGAAGAAAGCATTGATGTCATCACCGGTACCAAAGACATGCCCACACCAGTGATGTTGGATGCACAGATCTTTTCCTGGTTCCAGACCACATTCCACATCAATGGATTTGCCACACTGGTTGCTAGATTTATTAACAAATACACAGGTATCGATTATAATGATTACTACGAAGAGTTGTTTGCATATTTTATGACCAATCATTGGTTGAAAAAAGAACAAAGCGAAACAAGACAATACTTTTCTAATTGGATGACCACTGGTCAAATCAACCATCCCAAGATTGGTGTGGAAATACACGGGTGGAATATCATACACAGAACCAGCATGAACATGCATCAAGAAGATCGAGTAGATGAGTTGTATGATTTCTTGGAAATATTTTTACAACGCTACAATCTACCCGAAGATTTATCAACCAGCCTAATGAAACTACAAAGAAGTTACTATATCAAGTACAATGATAGAAATCAATATCCTATGAATCTTGAGTTAGATTATAATATTTGGGATTACTTGAGTTTTAATCAACCCCTGACAAAGACTTATACAACATATCGATTGGACTTTCCAGAGGATAAAACTATGAGTCTTAATCGATTCTTAGAATTGTTTTATTTTGCAAGACGCAGAAACTTTGGTAAAGCCACGGTGGATCTTGTGGGAGTTGAAAATGCAAATGGAACGCAACGTGGTGCCGGAAGTGCCAAAGCACAAGGTAGTTTTTCCGTGAAGAAGAAAAAATTATTAACCATATAAAATAATTGTTAAAAATTATGAATTGTAATTTCGAGTATGATATCGGGGTATTATTACCTACCCGAGGAAGAACCACTGCACTGATGACCAGTGTGAAATCACTGTATGATCATGCAGCTGATCATAAGTCAATAAAATTACTATTGGCATTTGATCAAGACGATTCTGTTGGACTGGAATATTTTAACACTGATTTAAAACCATGGTTAGATTTGATCGGTGCAGAATATTTGGCTTTGAATTTTGTTCCGTTGGGCTATATACGTCTTAATGAATATGTGAATTTCTTGGCAAAACATGTTGATGCTCGCTGGTATCTAGTCTGGAACGATGACGCAGTAATGACCACTCCTCATTGGGATAACGTGATTCGACAATACAACAATCAATTTGCACTGCTGCGAGCAGAAACCAATCATGATCATCCATATGCTATTTTCCCTATCCTGCCAAAAAAATGGTTAGAACTTACCGGACACATATCACCACACCAACTCAATGATGCATGGACCAGCCAGGTTGCATGGATGTTGGATGTTGTGATTACTATACCTGTGATGATTGAACATCAACGATTTGATCTCACTGGTCTGAATGGTGATAATGTGTTTAAGAATCGTCCTATGCTAGAAGGTAATCCTGCACATCCTAGAGATTTCAATCACATGTCATGGCGTATGCGCCGACAAGATGATGCCAACAAGATTGCACATTATTTGGAAAAATCAGGATATGATCTAACACATTTTAAATTGGGTATAGAAAACAAAATAAACATCTGGGAAAAGATGTTGAAATTAGATCATAAGGGTCTAATGAAATCATGGAGTAGCACTGATCTTGACCACTGACCTTGTAGACAAAATTAAACAGTACTGGAATACTCAGCCTTGCAACGTCAAGCACAGTCTTAGTGTTCCGGGCACAGAACAATATTGGAATGAAGTTTTGGAACGTAGATTCTTTGTAGAACCTCATCTACGTGACTTTGCTAGTTTTCATCTTTGGCGCGGCAAACGTGTTTTAGAAATAGGATCTGGAATTGGGTCAGATGCTGTGGAGTTTGCACGTCACGGTGCAGATTATGTGGGTATTGATCTTTCAGCAGAGTCGGTGGCCATGAGTCAACAACGATTTGAAGTGTTTGGGTTAACTGGCAAATTCCATGTGATGGATGGTGCAGATACTGCTGCGGTTGCCGGTCTAGGAAAATTTGATCTAGTATACAGTTGCGGGGTATTGCACCACTATCCGGACATGACTACTTGTTTGAATAACATCCATGCTGCATTAGTGCCCGGCGGGGAGTTCCGTATGTTGGTATACGCAAAGAATTCGTGGAAGTATGCTATGATCCAAAAAGGCCTAGATCAATTTGAAGCACAAGCAGATTGCCCGTATGCCAAGGCCTATAGCAAAGAAGAAATTTATGATCTCTTAAAAGGACAATTTGAGGTCCTAAGGATTAGACAAGATCATTGTTTCATGTATAATGTAGTTAAGTATCGCACTGGCGAGTACGAATTGGAGCCTTGGTTTGCTGCCATGCCCGAAGACATGCGAGCAGCAGTTAAAGAATATCTAGGTTGGCATTTGTTAATTAAAGCACAAAAAATATGAGCAAACTAAAAGTAGCAGAATTGTTTTACTCAATTCAAGGAGAAGGACGGTATATGGGGGTGCCCAGTGTGTTCTTGCGTGTGTTTGGATGCAACTTCAAATGCGCAGGATTTGGTATGCCACGCGGTGAACTAAGCAAAGAAGCAGATGAAATAGCAGTCATGAATGCTATGCATCCGTTTAAAAAATACAAAGAGCTGCCACTGGTCAGTACTGGTTGCGATAGCTATGCCAGCTGGCATCCTGACTTTAAGAATCTAAGTCCTGTACGTAAAAATACTGAACTTGCCGAAGACATTGTGACCATGCTGCCATTTAAGGAATGGCGTGACGAACATCTTGTGATCACAGGTGGCGAGCCATTGCTAGGTTGGCAACGTGCATATCCTAGTTTGTTAGATGATCCCAAGATGGCCGGACTTCGAGAGATCACATTTGAAACAAATGGTACTCAAGAACTCAGCACTGAGTTTAGAAAATATTTGTTAAACTGGACACTGGGTAACAAGGCACGTGGCCGAGAAGCATTGACATTTAGTGTGAGTGCTAAACTGCCTTGTTCAGGTGAGAAGTGGTCAGATGCTATTTGTCCCAAGATTGTGTGTCAATACCAAGATGTTGGGCACACATACTTGAAACTGGTAATTTCTACCAATGAAGATTTTGCAGATGCTCAACGTGCAGTGGCAGAATATCGTGCAGCAGGATTCAAGGGTCATGTGTATCTCATGCCCATTGGCGGAGTTGAAAGTGTATATGCGTTGAACAATAAGAATGTGGCTATCTTGGCCATGAATCAAGGCTGGCGCTACAGTGATCGACTTCAAGTTCCTTTGTTCAAGAACGAGTGGGGCACTTGATGGCATTTATTTGGGGATTTTTACTTGGATATATTGTAGGGATATTATACATGTGCTATCGTTCAAATGAAAATGACAGGATGGATAGTTAGTGATGCCTATGGATAGTTTTGCACCCCCACCTCAATCAGAAGATTACGGATTGAATAGAGCAACCGGCTGGCAGTTAAAGGTGTGTTGGTTTCCAAAGAACTGTTTTATCAGCGGAAAATCATTATGGGGCAGGCAAGCATATCATGGTACTAGATGGATACATGGTCCCGGGGAGCCAGTTGAAGAAACCTATTGGGTTGAAAAACATGAGTTTTTGATTTGGCAACTGAAAAGATGACTAAAAATTCAGCCAACGGTGTCAGCAGTTTTGACAGTGAATCAACAGGTACACTGGTGCATTTCCTCAACAGAAATGTAACCCCGTATGCCACGTCCACACTGGGTCCAAAGTTTGATCTTGTGCCTGTTGAAAAACAAAAAGATATCATGATCAATGTTGCCAGAATGCATTCTCAACAAGAATACAATCGTATCATGGATCTAGTTCGAGTGTTAGAATCACAAGCACAAGATATCAAACGACGCTTGGAAATAACAGATGCAGTACATGCTGCCGAGTATCAGTTTCAAACACATCATGGGCAGACTTATTGGTTGGTTTTTGATAAAGATAAAAAGAAAACCATCTTGGTAAGATCGGGCCCCAATGACTGGAGCAGTAGTGCGCCTGAACATTATGAATATATTGCCCAAGTCAAATGGCTAGGTGACTACACTTGGATAGAAGTAAAAGAGGATTAATATGGCATTTTTTGATATGTTTCGAAAGAAACCCGCACCTGTAGAACAAAAGTTACCCAACCCCAAAGCAGCAACACCTGCGTCACGATCCAGGCCCCCCAAAGAGGAACCAAAGACTGCCAAGCAATTGGCCACAGAGAACAATGCACCGTATGTGAATATTCTCAGTATGGATGTGGATCTGGAAAACTTGCATCAAGGTGCATTTGAATTAGACTGGAATGAGATCTTTGTGGCACGACTGGTCAAAGCTGGCTACATGATCAAAAAAGACGATACTGATTCTGAAATAGTGGACCGTTGGTTCCAAAATGTATGCCGCCATGTTGTGATGGAAACTTGGGAACAAGAAAAAGCCATCAGCAAGAGTGGTGTGTGGGTACGTAGCACAGACATTGGTGACGGTCGCACAGAAGTATCGTGAAGCTGTACGTCAACGGCGATAGCCATACAGCAGGTGCAGAAGCAGTATCGCCTGCCGCATTTGCCGAGGATGATGGCTATCCTGAACTGGGGCGTAGACCACATCCTGCTAATCTAGCAGTGAGCTGGGGACAACAACTGGCCAACAAATTAGGCATTGAGTTGGTATGTGATGCTGAATCTGCTGCATCCAACTATAGAATTCTTCGCACCACACGAAACTGGATGAATAGTTTACAACCCTGGGAATCTGCTGTGGCAATCATACAGTGGAGCACTTGGGAGCGAGAAGAGTGGTTGCACAATGGTGAATACTTGCAAGTGGGCAGCTCAGGATTAGATTATGTTCCTGCAGAATTGCAAGATCAGTACCGGCAGTTTGTGGTCGATGTAGATTGGTCCAAATGCCAACAACATTGGCATCAAGAAATTTGGCAACTGCATCTGGATCTGGATGAGATGAAGATCCCGCATGTGTTCTTCAACGGTAACAATTCGTTTGATCGTATCGCCCAGCAGCTGGATTGGAAAGATTCTTATCTAGCACCATATTTAGAATTCACATACAATGAAATTCTGCGTGATCGATTTGAACCGGTCAGTGACGGATCGTGGCATTTCGGTAAAGATGCCCATTGCTTTTGGGCTGAATTTGTGTTACAATACTGTATAGAAAACAATATATTGGATCCCCATGCGATATCTCCTGATTGATACAGCTAATACCTTTTTCCGTGCTCGCCACTCTGTTTTCCGTGCTGCCGATGCTTGGGAAAAAGTAGGATATGCTTTACACATTGTAATGAGCAGTGTGAACAAAGTACACAAACAGTTTCAAGCAGATCATGTGATTTTCGCACTTGAAGGGAGATCATGGCGCAAGGACTTTTATGGTCCCTACAAGAAAAACCGTGCTGTGGCTCGTGCTGCATTATCGGACACAGAACAAGAAGAGGATAAATTGTTTTGGGAGACCTATGATAGCCTCACTAAATACTTGGCTGAAGGTACTAACTGTAGCGTTATCCGACATCCTGAAGCCGAAGCAGACGACGTGATTGCTCGCTGGATAGCCTTGCATCCGCAGGACGAGCACTACGTGATTTCATCAGATACAGATTTTGTGCAATTACTAGCACCCAATGTTAGCCAATATAATGGCATTACCGATGAACTTCACACGGTAACAGGCATATTTGATGCCAAGGGTCGACGTGTGAAAGACAAAAAGACCAAGACAGACAAAACAATTCCTGATCCAGAATGGCTGTTGTTTGAAAAATGCATGCGTGGTGATACATCTGACAACGTATTTTCGGCTTATCCTGGTGTGCGAACCAAAGGCACCAAAAACAAAGTTGGTTTGCAAGAAGCATTCGAAGACCGCAATTCTAAAGGCTTCAATTGGAACAATCTCATGCTTCAGCGTTGGTCTGACCACAATGGCGACGAACATCGTGTGAAAGACGATTACGAACGCAATCGTGTGCTGATTGATCTTACTGCACAACCCAAAGAGATCAAAGACAAAGTAGATGGTGCAATACGTGAACAGATCAGTCACAAAGACATTGGTCAAGTTGGTGTGAGATTCATGAAGTTTTGCGGCAAGTACGAACTCACAAAGATATCTGAGTCAGCAGAGCAGTATGCTCGCTGGCTCAACGAAACCTATAAAGGAACACTAGATGAGAATTATAGCCAAACCCATAGTTAAAGATCAGTTTTACATTCTTACACAGGATGATAAAAAGGTCGGCAACATAGAAGCCACAGGAGATGGTTTTGCAGTCAGAATCAACAATCGGGTCATGCCATTCAAGACCATTGCAATGATCCGCAAACAAGTTGATATTGAATTTCCAGCAGTGGGTAACAAGCCCAATCGAGAATCTGCCAGTTTTCAAGTACAAGGATATCCATCAGGATCTCGAGTATACAATCCCATCTGGGATGTGCAACACAAATTGCCATTGTATACCAAGAATCGCAAGTCACGTTCGTGGTTTGCAGCCGGATGGTATCAGGTCAAGCAACGCCGAACCTGGGCTATTGTACAAAGTCCCAAACTGATTACACTAGAACGTTATCAGTATCAAGGTCCATTTTACACCCGAGAAGAAGCCAATGTCAAATCTCTTCCGTGATCAAGAAAAATTTATGCGAGCCTGTGATCAAAGTGTTGACGGGTTTGACGAAAAACAATTTGCCATGTATGTTAATCTCATTAGTGAAGAATATCAAGAATTGTTAGAAGCAACATTATCTGATGATCAAGTTGAAACATTGGACGCACTAATTGATATACTGGTTGTTACCATTGGTGCTATACATAGTGCAGGCTTTGATGGAGAAGCGGCGTGGAAAGAAGTCATGTCTACTAATTTTGCAAAGATTGAAGCCAATGGCAAGGTACGCAAGCGTGAAGATGGCAAGGTACTCAAACCACAAGGTTGGGAACCCCCAAACTTGAAACCATTCTTGAAAAAGACAGGTGCTTTTAACAAATTTTCCTAACAACTATGTCGCACGTATCACAACAAAAATTTATTGCGGAAATTAGAGATCGATTTCCAGATTTTTTTAAATTTCCAAAACTTTTAGAAGTAGGTAGCTATGATGTAAATGGATCAATTCGATCCATAATTCAAAATACATCACAGCACATTGGGTTGGATGTTGCACCCGGTAAAGGAGTGGACTTGGTTGTGGGCGGGCAGGAGTTTGATGGCCCATCAAATCATTTTGATGTGGTGATTTCTTCAGAATGTTTTGAACACAATCCTTATTGGTTAGAAACATTTATCAACATGATAAGAATGTGCAAACACAATGGCATAGTGATATTCACCTGTGCTACCACTGGTCGTGCAGAACACGGTACATCAAGAACATCACCAACACACTCGTTGACCACCAGTGTTGGATGGGAATACTACAAAAATTTAACTGCTGAAGATTTCACAAGCAAGATTGATTTTAATCTTCATTTTAACGAATGGAATTTTAGAACGGTACATTGGGAACTGCAAGATTTATATTTTTATGGTATTAAAAAATGAGTATCCATATCAATCGGTTTGTTGATTCAGTAAAGGCACATGAAGCACGTGGCCAACGTGACTTCATGATGTCCATGAAGGATGCCAAAGACCTACATGCTGACATAACCAAGATACTGTTGGCCATGATTGACATGCAAAATACCTTGTTACAGGTACAGAAAGAACAAGTTATTACGGTGGAACTGGGCAGCAAAGACTTCTAAAACTACATATATTTCTGCTAAATAAATGTAGGAGTATAATGAATGAGTCGTCCAAAACCGTCGGTATTAATTGAGAACACCAACAAGCAGACCTACAAAACTGAGCAAGTATTAGCCAGTGAAGGTATCTGGGCAGTGTTCTTTGATGGCCGACCTATCAATCTCAAGACTTCTAACTTGCTCACACAGTATCCTGGTCCCAAGTATAAAAAGGTTTCGTTCTCAAACAGCGGACACGCAATCAATTTGGCACGTAAACTAAATGTTCAGTTTAGAACTGACAAGTTTTCTGTGGTATTACTCAAGCAAGGGGATAAGATATATCCCAATGCGAAATAAACAAGCCATTACTGAAGCACTGATCAGGCAGTATCCTGAATCTCAACGTCCCGGATTAGATTGGGCCATGCAAACTTGGTGGCGTAATTCTCGTCAAGGTGCAGGCATGCGACTTAGTCCCCATGGTTATATTGTGATGCAACGAATGAATATCGAGCATTATAATTTTGATATTCGACTGGAACAAATACGTCCCAAACTACTGGTACAGTTGGATCAAAGATTACAAGACCCATATTATCTCAATTTAGATAGAAAGAATTCCAATATCAAATTTTACGGATCCAAGGAAGCATTTCTAGCGAATCTGTATGGGGATTTAGACCGATTTCTTGAGAACTATACACAGTAAAAGTGTTGTAAAAATGCCACACAATTGTGGTTGACCGGATTTGCTAGATCGGCTATAATACGTGTATGGAAGCAACAAAAGCCACTCGTAAAAAGCGTGTTGATCGCACTCATATTGTGTATGCTCTGCATATTGGTACAGAGTTTTACATTGGTATCACTGCAAAGACTCAGCGCACAATCCCCATGAGCCTGCGTAGCCGTGTTAACAAACACATCTATCGTTCGCGCACTGAGGACAAATCTTGGTGCCTGTACGAAGCAATTCGCATGGCAGGTGCTGACAGCATCACCGCTGTGATTGTGGACATTGTGCGTGGCAAAGCTGCTGCACACAAATTGGAACGCGAGCTGATTGCTCAGTACACACCTGCACTGAACACTGATGTGCGTGTGAAGCAGAACGGTTGACCAGAAATCACCGTTCTGCTATAATACACTTATCGCAACAAGGAGTTGATCATGGCACGTAAGACAAAAGCAGAACTCACAGCTGAGAATGAAGCATTTATGGCTCAGCGCGAAGCAGAAGAAGTTGCTGCCTTCCCTGGCCTGTTGATGGCACAGTTGGAACGAGCTACGAATAGTCCTAACTCTTTTAGTCTCACAGTACGCAACTCCAAGTTCCTTCTGGTCGAGGGGCGTGACAGTTGGACATTGTCTCCAGTACACTCTATGCAGGCCCAGATAGACTTGGAAAGCCTAATGTGGGACCTGGATCAGCTGGACGAAGACCGTCGTAAGGCAGCAGAGCGTGAAGCAGCCAAGAAAGAAGCATTGGCCAAGTTGACTGATTTTGAACGCGAACTGTTGGGATTATAAGGAGAACGTTATGAAATTCTTTTGGAACAAAACAAAAGGGCTCAATGCAGACATTGAGCGCCACCGTGCAAAAGAACAAGAGTTAGAAGCAAAGATTGCCGAACTTGAAGGCAAGACAGATCCAATGAGCATTGCCTCATTGCGAGCGTACCGCAGGTTCCTGTACCAACTGCATGTGAGCAAGGCTAACGTAGTATCAAAGATTGGAAAGAAATAAAATGCCTGATCAGTGTAAAGACTGCAAATTTAAGACTAGCGTACAGGGTTATTTCCATGCATGTAACAGCCCTGAACGATTAGAAAAATACAAACGATTCTATTATATTGATTTGTTTGAACAAGACCAGTGCAAATCAAAAAAAGTTAAAGGAAATTTATGACTCGCAAGATGGCTACTATTCGTAAGATTGATGCACTCACCCCGATTGAAGGTGCAGATGCAATTGAGTGCGCTACCATTGGTGGATGGAAGGTAGTGGTAAAGAAGGGCGAGTTTGCTGTAGGCGATCGTGCAGTGTATTGCGAGATTGACTCTTGGATTCCTACTGAGATTGCTGCTTTCCTAAGCAAGGGCAAGGAGCCTCGTGAGTTCGAAGGCATCCGCGGTGAACGTCTGCGTACTGTAAAGCTGCGTGGCCAACTATCTCAAGGTTTGCTGTTGAATCTTGATGATGTTATTCCACAAACAAATTCTTTCGTTGAGGGCGAAGATGTTACTGAATTGCTGAACATTGTGAAGTGGGAAATGCCCATGAATGCTCAGTTGGCTGGTATGGCACGTGGTAACTTTCCATCTGAGATTCCCAAGACTGACCAAGAACGGGCACAAAATCTAGTTGCAGAAATCCGTGCTGCTGCCGAATCAGGCACTGAGTATGAAGTTACTGAAAAGCTGGAAGGTTCTTCAATGACTGTGTACTTGATCGATGGTGAATTCGGTGTTTGCTCACGTAACCTGGACCTAAAGGAAACTGAAGGCAACACATTATGGGCTGTGGCCCGTCGTGATGGGATTGAAGCAAAGATTCGCGGTTTGTTTGGCAACAAGAATGTTGCTGTTCAAGGCGAACTAATCGGGCCCGGCATCCAAGGCAACATCTATAAACTGCGTGACCCAGAGTTCCGTGTGTTTGATATCTACGATGTGTTTGGTGGTGCATACTTGAGCCCCATGTTCCGTCGTGCTCTTGTTGAGGAGATGGGACTGCTGCATGTTCCTGTGCTGCACACTGATTGGAATCTTGGTACAGGCTCTGTGGAAGAAATCCTAAAGTTTGCTGAAGGCAAGAGTGTGATGGGCGATATCACAGGACCCGAACGTGAAGGCATTGTGTTCAAGCAAGTGCATGGTGGCATGAGCTTCAAGGCTATCTCTAACCGGTACCTGCTGGGAGAAAAGTAATGTCATTCTACATAAAAGATCTTGACAAGTGGATATCTTATTATCAATGGTTGATATTGTTGAATGTTGTAACTGTGGCAATGTTTGCTATGGCTGTGGCCTTGATCATTGATGGGATATTCAATGGCAATTTAAATCAGAGTTTTAAACGACTGACTGATCTAATTGCACAGGCACTTCGCAAGACTGGATCGTATTCTGAACTGATTGACACAGCTGGGTTTGTGGCTGTTTTTGCCTTGAGTGTGTATTGTTTATTTCAAATTAAGTAATAATTATGTTGAAAAATCTTGTGTTATCTGTTGCAATATGTTTGGTTGCAAGCACTGCAAACGCACAGTGGAATTTTGATAATTCTGGTAGTCGTGTGTTTGATATGAAAAAAAATAGTACCAACAAAACAACAGTAGAGATACAGTATGTCAAAGCGTCCGAAATTCAAGCAGTCTGCAATGCTCAAAGTCGAAATTTTGGATTGGGTGGATTTCCCAACGGTGCATTGGCTTGTACTTGGCAATGGCCAGATCGATGCTTGATAATTTTGCCTGAAAAGGTAGATATGCGTACAGTAGGGCATGAATTCTTGCATTGTTTGCAAGGTAACTGGCATGCCGAATAATAGCAAAAGCAAGATTGAAACAACATTTTGGAGTTGAAGAATGATCGAGGATGAAGATCCACAACGAGAAAAGATATTTGAACTTGAGCAACAGATTATTTGGTTGCGTGGACAAATAACTTATCTACAACAAGAACTATCCAGCGTAGAGGATGAACGAGATGCATTACGTGATGTTTATGAAAAACGTATTGAAGATCTTGAACGGCAATTAGGCGATACTTAATTTAGGAGAGAACAATGAAACCAACGTCAGCTGATGGTACGGAAGGTGTGTTGATCCAAGTTGCTGCCGGTGTTTACAAATTCAGAGTGTATGATTCTGAACACAACTTTGTGGATTATGACTTGCATCATAGCGATTTGTGTGTTACAATAACGGATCCAGATGCATTCTTCTATCGTGAAAACGACATTGATCGACTGGATCACAGCCCTCAAACACTAGGACACGAAGAATGAATGAACGAATTCGACAACTAAAAGAACAGTCTATGGAATGGGTGCCTAACATGGCAGATCCAGATACAAAGATTCGTCTGCTCAATGCAGAAAAGTTCGCCGAGTTGATTGTGAAGGAATGTTTGGATAAGATTGGGAATGAAGCGGCTCAATATGCCGAACCAGTATGGGCGGTTGAGTTGGTTAACGATATTAAAGAACATTTCAGAGTTGAAGAATGAAATACATTACCAATCGTTATGAATCAGTTAAACTGCCTTGGGAGCCAGGCCTGATTGAATGGCTGCAAGAACGCTATCCAAAAAGTCAATATCGAATTGTAGAGAAGTAATGTCAAAAGTTTACGTATTAGTAGGAGTTCCGGGCGCAGGCAAAAGCACCTGGATACGGGACCAAGACTGGGCCCTGGGGCTGACTATAGTCAGTACAGATGCGTTTGTGGAAGACTATGCCAGAGCACAAGGCAAAACCTACAATCAAGTGTTCAAGGAGTACATGCCCACGGCTGTGGACTTGATGACTGAACAAGTTGTATTTGCACGTGAGCACAATCATAGTATAATTTGGGATCAGACCTCAACCACAGTCAAAAGTCGTCTGAAGAAGTTCCGCATGTTGCCTGACTATGAACATATTGCTGTGGTGTTTCGCACCCCCGAGGCTGAAGAACTGGCTCGGCGGTTGGCCAGCCGTGTTGGAAAGAGCATTCCGATCATGTTATGCGTAGCATGATCGACGGTTGGGAAGAACCTACCGAAGAAGAAGGATATGCAGAGATTTGGAATGCTAGTTGAACCCATGTGAATTTCAAAACAAAAGGAATAATATGAGCAAAATAAAACAACTGATTGAAGAGATTAGATCTCTACTTGAAGAAGGTTACCGACCAGTGACCATTTCTGGTATGTTGGATGTGTCAGTGGACATGGTGTATCAAGTGGCCGAGTTAACAGAAGTTGACAGCTATTCGGAATAGCAAGTGATTGATAAGTAATATTATGAAAGTTGACAGCATCCACACACACAATAACGAAGTTTACAGGCTTCAAGAGATTCGCCGTGTGGATCGCCGTCACCTTGAACGTTTGCAGGATGAGGTACGAATCAAACATCAACATGAAATTGACGAAGCCAAACATGTAGAAATGAACAGGCGCATGAATCGCAATGGCCAGAACGTAGATCGTTTGGCGTAACAAATAACCAGGGACCTTAGCTCATGTTGGTTAGAGCAGCAGACTCATAATCTGTTGGTGCTGTGTTCGACTCACAGAGGTCCCACCATTTATCACAAGGATACATTATGAAAGTACAGTTTGCACCAGGAGCGTTTGATGACTTTGATGGCTCTCAAGAAGAACTAGATGCCTTGATAACAGAACTTGAAGAAATGTTTGGATCCATGACTCCCGAAGAACTTGCTGCACAAAGCACGGAAGTTGATTTTGCGGATCTGCCGGATCGAGTCAAAGCCGATCTCCAGGATGAATCCCGCACTTTGCAATGAGACAAGATCCTGCCAATGATCTCGACAAGGACATTGTCACATCTGGATGGATGGCAAAGAAAGTGATTGACAGCGATACATACGCCCAGAATCTCTATGCGGCCATGTGTAATAATGTGTTTCAAAAAAACGATGTTTGGCCTAGAGTTGCAGATTTAAAATGGACACGTAGTTGGCGATCAGCTGGCGGGATCATTGCTGATATACGCAAGCAAGGCGACTACATGGACTGGTATTGTTCGGGCATGGGCGGCGGACTAGGCAATGGTGATGAGACTGGCACCAAAGGCTACGTAGGGGAAAGTACCGTTACTGATGAAATACGTCAAGACCTATTTGCTATAGGGTGGTTGGTAGAACCTTGGCCAGACACAGATTAAAAATACAGGGCAAAATAGTGTGTAAATAACAACATGCTGGATGCCCATAAACCCCTGATTGCCTTGTTCTCTCATCATCCTGAATGCAGCAATCAAAGCTGTGATGGGGTAGAAAAGAGTCTAGGCAGTCACTATCGCGTACAGAGATTCAACGAAAAAACTCTAAATTCAGACTTGTTGGCACAGGCAGCAATGGTTGTGTTTCCAGGGGGGATTGGCGAAGCTGATCGCTACTATGATTTCTTCCTGCGTAAACAAGCCAACATGATAGCTGATTTTGTGGAATCCGGCGGCAGATACTTGGGCATTTGCATGGGAGCATACTGGGCCGGGCATTGGTTTTTTGATATTTTGCAGGACGTAAAGTGCGAACAATACATCAAACGTCCGGGTGCTGAGGTACGTAGAAGTTACGGAACTGTTACCGCAATTGATTGGCAAGGCCAACCGCATAACATGTTCTTCTGGGACGGGTGTGCCCTGATTGGTGATGAGACCAAATTTACCACTGTGGGTCGATATGCAAATGGTGACCCAATGGCTATCATTCAAAACAGAGTTGGGGTGATTGGTTGTCATTTAGAAAGTACCCGATTATGGTATCAAAAACCCTGGCAATATCTAGCACCACATTGGCATCAAGGACTGCATCATCAACTGTTGTTGCAATTTACCCACACCCTTATGTCAACATAGCTTGACTTGAATAGTGCTATGCTATATAATAGGGTTATGTTTAAAATCTACTATACAGATCCTGTGACCAATTGGTCACACGCACATGATGCCGTTACCCTAAACGAAGCATTGAAGTATACCGAGGCCTTTCGCAAGCTGGGCATGATCTTTGTTACCATGGTATCAGAAGATCCCAACCACGTGGGCAAACCTGGTGTGGATGCTGTGGTGGATGGTAAGACTCCTGATGGGGTAGCGTACACCTGGAATAAGGCCAGCCGCATTGGCCAAACAAAACAGAAATAATATGAAGACTTGGGTAACATCTGACTTGCACTTTGGGCACAAAAACATCATGAAGTTCTGCCCTGTAACACGGGCACGATTTCGTGACGATGTTGCATACATGAACGAACAAATGGTAATTGAATGGAATGCCATGATTGCTCCTGAAGATACTGTGTACATCCTAGGCGATGTAGCGTTCTTGCCAGCGGCCAAAGCAGCAGAATACATGATGCGTTGCAACGGCAACAAAATCCTGATTGAAGGCAATCACGACCGCAAGACCTTGCAGGATCCTGAATTCCGTGCATGTTTTTGCGAAGTCCACAAGTATCTGGATGTGCAGTTCAACGAAATCAAAGTTGTGATGTTTCACTATCCTATTGCAGAATGGGACCAAATGCATTGCGGTTCAGTACACTTGCATGGTCATCTTCACGGTGGCACAAGTGGAATGGAGCGATATCGTGCTGTGGATGTTGGCATGGATTCCACTGGTGCAATTGCTATCTCCATGGACGAAGCAATTCGACTTGGCTTGAAGGGTGCAATCAAAGAGCATCACTGACATGAACACTGATATTATTGGCCGTGAAATTCAAGTAGATAATTTGACCGTATCAGCCTTGTCTTTTTATCAGACACAATATGCCAATATAAAAACAGTGCGAGATTATTTTTCTTGGATGGACAACTATGAAAATCTCATAGACATTCTAGGACCCGATGTATATAAAATTTCTAAGTTAGCAACCAGTATCACTATTAGAGAATACAAAATAGAGCATATTGCCACAGTCACATCCCCAACTCTAATAGATCTAGCTAATAAAATCTCCAAAGACAACAAGCATATTACTGCTTCAAATAGTTCTTTTGATACCAATTATCTAGGTGGTGAGCATGCTATGCAAAAAGCCGCAGGATTCAATTCGGTAACACACAGTATAATCAATCCTGTAGCGTATCCTGAATTATTAACCATAGCACAAGCATTTGATCTAGAGCATTGTGCCGTAGCAATACAATATCAACCAACTGCTTGTATTTTTCCAGCACATGTGGATACTATGTTGACCATGTGGCGGAACATAGCTGCTAGCAATCCTACAGTATTAGATTTGCCATTTGATGTGTCCACAAAGTCAATCAGAGGCATGACATCTATTAGATTGTTGATGGCACTGACTGATTATGTACCCGGGCATGTGTTGGGAGTAGATGATCAATATTGGACCAATTGGAAAATTGGGGATGCAGTGGTATTTGATAATTGTAATCGAATGCACTACACAGCAAATACTGCCTGGGTTCCTAGGGTGTTTTTAAGAATCAGTGGCATGATTAATAACTCATCAGACCATTGGATCATCAATAACATCAACCAACACTTGGTCAAGCAGATACAATTATAAATTGTCATGGAATTTTTTATAATATTTCTTGCAATCCCAATAGGACTCTTGGTAGGAATGTTGCCAGCAATAGGAGACAGCGTGATGATGATCATGCTATATCCATTTGTGGCACATTTAGAATTCAACACTTTGATTGCATTTTATGCTACCATGATCACTTGCGGGCAGTTTAGCTCAAGTGTAGTTGGGCTGTGGCTTGGCCTTGCTGGTGATGTCACGGCCATTCCAGTTCTTAAAGAACGACAAGAAATCATCAACTCCGACTTGTTATGGACTGCATTGTATAGGACTGGACAGGCTAGTGCTGTTGCCACGTTAGCATCTGTAGCAATGCTGAGCTTGTTAATTCAGTTTGGTACTGAATTTCGATATTTTCTTCGCACAGATGTATTCTTTGTCATTATAGTCGTGGTAGCAGTTTCTGCGCTGGCTTGGTCTGGAAATAAATTCAAAACAAATTTACTATTGTGTGTGATTGGGCTAGTAGGTAGCTTGATTGGATACAACCAGTTTTTAGGTAAATCTATCCTGACCATGGGGGTAGAATTTTTGGTCAATGGCTTGCCTTTCCTTCCTATACTGTTAGGCATGTATGCCATCCCTATGTTGTTTGCTGCCATGGCAGATATGTCCAATGCAAGTCCAGTAGATCACAACAAAATTGATACCAGTCAACCTGTACAATTGGTACCAGCCGCAGTGATGGCCCGAGGTACTATTATTGGATTTTTAACAGGACTGTTGCCGTTGATTGGAGTAACAGTAAGTGCTGCTACTGCACATTTTGTTGAATCCAAGATCAAATCTAGCACTGCATTGACAAGAATAAGTTCAGCGGAAGCAGCCGACAATGCGGCTGTGATATCTGTGCTGTTTCCATTATTGGTATTTGGTGTGGCAATACAACCAAGTGAGGCCATAGTGGTCAATTTGCTGACCGATCGCGGTTGGTCGATTAACCAACTCAATGCGGATACTTATTTGAAAATGGCCGTGGGTATATCAGTTGGAGTAGTGGCATGTCTTGCATTTTGTGTGCATTATATTGTTCAAATGATCAACTGGTTTGCCAGATATTACCAATATGTATTTTATTTTATTTTTGCATTGATAGCATGTGATGTTTGGTATTTGGGCATGGACTCAGACCGCTCAGTCTTTTACATGATTGTTTTTGCAATTTCCACTGTGGTGGGATATTTTTTGTACAAGAAAAAAATTGATCCAGTTCCAATGATTTTTGTATGGATGCTGGGTCCGTATTTTTGGCCAACTGCATATAGACTTTTACAGCTATATGTTTTATAATTAACTAGAAAGGATACTCTATGATTAAACAACTATTAACTCTCGTAACTGCAATGGTTATCGCTGCCGGTGCGTCCGCAGCTGACAAAACATTTACATTTTTAATCCCCTGGGGTGGCGGTTCAAATGATCAAAATATTGCCGAACTACTAACCCCCGGCCTTAAACAACTGGGATGGGATACATCGATTGTGTTGTACAATGGCAATTGTGCAGCTATGGCACAGGATCTTAAAAATACCAAAAAACCAACAATAGCAGTGTGGTCTAATAGAGACCATTTGTTGCCTCTTGATCATGAATGCTATCTTGTGCCGCCTACTGCACAAAATATGATATCAATTTGGTATTATGCACCCGATTATCTTTGTGCTGTTGGTAAGACTGCACCTGATGCTATTTTTACCACGCCCGGTACATATCGTATTAGTGTACAGTCATTCCCAAGCACTTTGAATTGGGTCACTGATGCTATCAAAGCTGCCAGCCCTGGCACAGTCAAAACTGTAATCTACAGCGGTAGTGGGGCACAGATTCGTGCTGCTGCTGCACAAGAAACTGAGTATGTGTTAGGAACGTCGGGCAAGGTCATTGAACGCAATGGTCAAGCTGTATGTACTCACAATACTGGTCCAACCGAGTTACTGAGCACACGCCCATTGGGAGAGATCAATCAAAGTGTAATGAATTATTACATGATGGTTTATGCTTCTTCCAAAAATATTCCTGCCAATCTTCAAACTGAACTACGGTCTGATATGGCTCGTTTGTTGCAAACTCAACCGCTTCAAGATTATTTCAAGACCAGACAGTTTTTTACAAAAATGTCTACAGCATCAACCGACGAACAAGTTAACTTTTTGTTGAAATCAATCAAAAAATAATGCACTACGTCAATGATACAAAAATTGTATATTCCCAATGGGATATAGACTATACTACTGATTATAAATTTGTATTGGGCAACGGGTTTGACAATTACAAATTCTCAATCAATCCAGCTATTAGTTTTGAACACGCAATTAGAGATCATTTGATTCAACTTAGAGATCAACATTCGTATCTGCGTTTTTGGTTTTCGGGCGGGCCAGACTCGCGTATAGTTCTTGATACTGCCTACAAATACAACATTGTGTTTGACGAAATTGTGATGATTCGATATACTCCAACTGATCCACTGGTTGTGTTTTGTAATTTGGCCGAAGTTGATCGATGTGCTATTCCAATTGCACAAAACTACAAAGAAAAATTTGCATCAACTAAGTTAACAGTAATCAATTGCAACAACAATTATTTTAATTGGTTTTACTCTGACTCTGAGTGGCACAAGAAGTTCATGCATTTTTGCTATGTAGAGCCGGGCATGATGAAAGGCATTTATGAATACAATCAATGTTATCCCATATTGGATGATGTAAATCAGTTTGATTTGTTTGGATTTCAACAGCCTAACATATGGTTTGATGATGATCAACAATGTTGGAAATTTTTATACATTGATAGAGCATTTAATCAAATCATGGATACTCCAGAATCGATTTGTACTGGTTCAGGATCCGCTGTTCTAAATGCATATCTGTCAGAACTCGTACCAAAGTTTGAGTCACTAGGATACTTTCCAAAAAAATTCAAAGAGACTATTACTGGTAGAGAACAAAAAAATATGTTGTCTTTGTTTCAAACTTTGACATATCCTGCCGGAGCAATTCTTATGCCCAAGAAAACCCACCAGCCACAAAAAACATATCCTACTGCTGATAAATTTTGGTATGCAACCGGTGATTTTTCCGACGAACTACACACATTAATATTTTATGGACTAAATCAACGTCCAAGTTCTTTTGAAAACTGGGCGTTTAAATCCAACTGGGATGAAATTTTAATCAATCTCCGCAGAGGTGGAATTTTATCTCAAGAGTTTATATTTCAAACTTAATTGTAATGCAACCCGGTTGACCGGAATTGCCCGTTCTGCTATAATAAACACATAAACAGACACTGGAGTATATGATGACAATGGTAGAAAGAGCCCGAGTATTTGCCACCGCTGCCCACGCTGCGGTTGGACAAGTGCGCAAGTACACCTTTGAGCCGTACATTGTGCATCCTACAGAAGTTGCAGGTATTGTTGCAACTGTGCCTCACACCGACGTGATGGTGGCTGCTGCATACTTGCACGACACAGTGGAAGACACTGGTTTGACCATAGAAGATATCACCCGTGAATTTGGACATGAAGTTGCGTCTTTGGTCAGCTGGTTGACTGATGTCAGCTGCCCCGAAGATGGCAACAGAGCTGTTCGCAAGGCCCGGGACCGTGAGCATATTGCAATGGCCCCTGCTGCTGCACAAACTGTGAAGTTGGCTGACTTGATCGCTAACAGCCGCAGCATCATGGCACATGACCCTGCTTTCGCCAAGATCTATTTGGAAGAAAAGCGCATGTTGTTGGAAGTATTGACCCGCGGTGACGCCGCATTGATGGCTCGTGCCCGCAGCATTGTAGGAGCGTGAAATGAACAAAGAACTATTGAAGGAGTTTGTGCTAGCCAACCCAAAGTTGGTTAGTATGAAGCCTGCCGGCGATGGTATCTACGTTCTCAAGTATCGTAAGGCTGTGTTCTACGACAACTTGTGGAATGATTTTTTGGAAGAATGTCGCGGTACCATCGTGGATGAGGACTTCAATGTGGTGTCACGGCCATTCACAAAGATCTACAACTACGGTGTAGAAGCCAAGTCTCCTGTGCTGAGTGAAGATACTGTGGTAGAATGCTTTCGTAAGGTCAATGGATTTATGGTTGCAGTGACATGGCACAACGGCGGGTTGCTGGTGAGTACAACTGGATCCACATCCGGTGACTTTGTAGACATGGCCAACTCCTTCATTGACCGGCGTCGCGGCACCTTTGAACGGTATGTGAGTGGCTTCCCTGACTTGACTTTTATGTTTGAGTGTGTGCATGCAAATGATCCACACATCATTGTAGAAAAGCCAGGACTGTACTTGCTGGGCTATCGTAAAAAGACTTGGGAAAGCCGTAGCGAAAACGATGGACTCAGCCTGTATCACCAATATGCATTGTCAGACCACGTGGTAGAATGGAAGCGTTGTACTCTGGGCGAACTAATGCGAGAAGTGAAAACTGTTCGGCATGAAGGTTTTGTATTTTATACAGATGACTATCGAGTGAGTGCCAAGATCAAAAGCCCATACTATCTAACTGCAAAGTGGGTGGCACGTAACCCTCGTACTGACAAGTTGATGACACAAGAATTCCGGGAACAAATTGACGAGGAATATTACGGACTCTTATCACATATTCGTGCTAACATAGAGCTGTATACCCTTATGGATGAACAAGCACGCCTGGCATGGGTGCGAGACTATTTGGAGATGGTATGAACGAAGAATTTGACCGCTTTGAGGAACTGATGGCCAAGGACGAAAGTCATTTGCCTGTGAGTGAACAAAGTCTAGTGTTCCGTTTGCGCAAGCGAGCAGAGATCCGTCGACAGATCACTTCACGTAAAAGTGTACAGGAAGGTGCCCCTGACCGTATTGCAGACCTATTGGAAGAAGCTGCTGATGCGTTGGAATCTGCACAGTCACAATAAAAATATCTTTAACTTTTTTGCCAAAATACTGTAAAAAAATCAATCTTAGAGGTTGACAAGGTATAAATAAACATATACAATACATGCTATGACACACTCGATACATCATTTAACACTCAAATCACTGACACCAAGTCAGGGCACCTGCCCCGCCTTGTGGTTTGCGATTGAGATGAATTATGATCGCGGGGCCTGGGTCCAAGGAGACCGAGTATAACAAAATAGCATACTCAACATCCAAGGACCCGGAAATTAACAACTTCCGGGTTTCTTCTTTTAAAGAGAGCCAAATATGAAGTTATGCAAAGATTGCGGAATAGAATTTAATAAAACAGGAAAAAATCACATACGATGTTCCACCTGTAAAGTAGTAGAAGAAAAGAAAAAGCAAAAAATATATGGAAGAAAACTTGATTATCGTAAAAAATACGGAATCACATTAGAAGAATATAACAAAATGTTTGCCCATCAAAATGGGTGTTGTTTGATATGTGATCAACATCAGACTGTTCTTAATAAAGGATTGTCAGTTGATCATTGTCATACAACTGGTAAAGTAAGAGGCTTATTGTGCAATAATTGCAATTTGATGTTAGGATTTGCGAAAGACAAGATAGATACATTGTCTAACGCAATTCGATACTTAAAAACCAATTCTTGGCAATAATAGTATAGTGTGAAGAACAGGTAACGAGGACCTGGCCCTGCACTTTAAACATGGGGCGAACGGGCGGTGACGAGGATGGCTTATCTTCTTGTAGATAAAAAAATTTGTCATATTAAAATACATTCATTGTCTTTCATGGTAGAACATGTTTAACTTTGGGTTTTGCCACCCGAGGGGATAGTAAGTGTGTTTTAATATACGCATTCAAAATAGTGCGTAAATAATCAATGTCCGTATTCTTAGACTCAGTGATAGAGTTCTACATCACCAATCAATGCAACCTGGCCTGCACCAACTGCAATAGGTTCAATGATCACGATTTCCGTGGTCACTACTCATGGGAAGATTCTGCACCTGCTGTTGAAGCCTGGAGTCAACGTATTAATGCATCAATGATAGTGATCATTGGTGGTGAACCCAGCTTGCATCCCGGTTTAGAAACTTGGGTCGTGAATCTTCGCAGATTGTGGCCAGAAACCACTATCATGATTCAGAGTAATGGCACTAATGCAAAAATAGCAAAAGATCTCGACTCTTACAGCAAATACCATGTGGGGTGGGGTATAAGTGTACATCGACCTGAGATGCGACCTGCATTAGAACGACAATGGGGCAACCTTATTGACAATACAGAATTTACTCCGGCTGCAATCATCCCGCAAGGTGATGCATTTGTTGTTCATCAGAGCAATCCGATAACTGCATTCAAAGCCTGCACCATGAGGCATAGTCACACTGTATTCAAAGGAAAACTGTACAAGTGTCCTGTGATGGCTGTGTTGCCAGAGTTTTGTACACAGCAATCAGTAATCATGGATGCAAGGCAAGAACAGTTGTTGGCTCAGTATCAACCATTGAGTGTGGACTGCACTGAGCAACAGTTGACAGACTTTGTAGACTCAAGAAATCAACCCATTGATCAATGTGAATTTTGCCCTGGTGAATTTGATTTCCAGCCAGTGGTATTTCACAAAAGAAAAAAATAACACCCTTGTGGACAAATTGGCAAAGTCGCTTCTCTCAAAAGGAAGAGTTCTCTCGGTTCGAGTCCGAGCAAGGGTACCAAAATTTATAGGCGTGTGGTGTAATGGTAACACAACAGACTTTGACTCTGTCGTTCTAGGTTCGAGCCCTGGCACGTCTGCCATGTAACAAAGTCCCTTTGTATTGAAAGGGCATTAAGAAACAAGTTGACCAGTATCGCACATGGTGTTATACTAGAGACTAGTTAGAAAGCAGCAAGATTTGTAAAGTCCTTCCAAGTTGTAGGACTTTGCAAAACAAGTTGACCAGTATTGCACTTGGTGTTATACTAGAGACTAGTTAGAAAACAGCACAGTGCATCGACACTGTGTAGCAAGTTCGTTAAAAATTCAATTTCGTATAGTGTACCCAGATTAAGTTCTGGGCACTATATGTAAACACATTAGGTTACCTACACCGTTAGGTAGTTTAAGAAAGGAGCAACAGGGGCACCTGACGCAATCTTAGACTACATGAAATAGGGTCAATAGCTTAGGCT